CTGTTATCGACACAACCTCCTTCCATCGTATAACATATTGAAAATATGAAACATAATAAAGTGAAATGTAAATAATAACATTGTTGAAATAAACTAAATTCTAAAATTTAAATTCATTACATGTTGACATCTTGCCAATCAATCAAATCTACATAAGTGCGAAAATGATGAGGTAGGTACTCGGCCTGTCCATACAAAGCGATCATCTCAAAGATGATTCTATTGTAAAGCGGGTCTCTTAGTCCTGCGTCTCTTGCGATCATTCTTACTCTTGTAGTTGATATCTTGGGGTCATCAACCTCAAACTCAGGAAAACACATTAATCTTAAGATCTTAAGTCTTTCTCTGATGTTGAATAGCTGTAGTTGACTTCTACCTAAGAAGGTAACTTCTTGGCTGGTAGTAGTAACGATACATTTTGCTGGATTTAAGGTCCAACCAAATTCAGCTACTGCGCTTGAAATATCAAGCACACTCGGCTTCGTGTGTGTGTTGACTTTAATTATTGAGTCATCACCTTGAACACGACAGCTTAGGATAGGGTACTCCATCTTGTTGCACGCGTAGTGCACTCGGGTGAAGTTAATAATACTACCAATCAAATTGGTAAAATAACTTCCTGAGGGTATCCCTCCATTGCGCATCCACATGCGTCCGTCTGGACTGGCTAGCTTTCTGTGTTTAAATAACGTCTTCGATACTTCGAAAGCGGCCTTTGTGAGTGCTGTTTGGAAGATTAGTAATTGTTCGACGCATGCGAATGCGTGATCAATCTCCCATAACTGTACTGTGGCGTCAAACTTACTCCAATCTAGTGCGATAAACCAACCTGGTTCTCTGTCTGCATGGACTAGATAATTTGGAACATATGAAGTCGGGTCTTTTCCTGTTACGTAAAAGGTGTCCGAACTTTTAAAGCCCTCTAAAAGCTTGGATGCTGATAAACCTTCAATAAGTATGTAATGGAAAGCTTCACCGAAGACATTCCTAACCTTAATTGATGGTAGTTTAGCGAGTTGTGTTCGCGTAAACGCAACATCAGGCGTGCTATTCTTGATAATAAACTCTTTAGCGTACGATTCTCCCTTTGAGAGTGCGTCCTCGAGATATTGGCGAACTAGTGCGTTCGCGATAGCTTTGGCCCTTTTAAAGTTGTTAGCTTCACCCTTCTTGCCTGCGTATCCGTAACCGGCTGCTGAGCTCTTTTCGTATGGGACTGTGTCAAAGTCAGTCTCAAAATTGAGTGAGTTCACTGGAGCGAAAGATCGTGCGATCTCAGCCATTGTAACTCTGCGAGCTTCTAACCATTGTAGATTCGTGGGTTCATTGAAGAGTGGTTTTAGATACTGTGAAATTGATTCTAGGTGTCCTTCTATAGTGTAGAATGAGCGTGCCCAGCCATCTATTTCTTGCATCTCCACTGCAGAGGCGTGTCGTGAAACAGCTTTATAAGCATAATCATCACGGAGCATAACGAACTCATCTCGAACGTGTCTGTGAGGTAGTCCTGCTTCTATTAATTCAAGCCCTTGCATTGTAATTGCCACCGAATTTTCTTTTGGCGATTTCCGTGTCTGGTAGTCGGGTACTAATGTTCAATAACTCTTTCGAGAGTCCCGTATAGGAATGAACTGCCCCTGTTATCCAATACTGGAGGTCCA